TACCGGATAATGAAATATATGAATTACAAACATATGATGTACCTTCAATATTAACGGTAGTTAAATCAATATATACTGAAAACATATTGATGAAATATGTTAGGTTATTAATGAATGTTTGGTCAGTTACAATAGCAGAAGCATATTCACGGGTTTCTTCTTTAGTATAGGTTGTTCCTTCACGAACAACAACACCTTTACATTTATCAAATTGATTATCTTTGTATAATAATAGTGTTCTATCTACTTGTTGTCCAGGAAATGTAGGCATTGGCATAGTAACATTATTAACAAAGTAATCAATAAGATCAATGTTGTTAATGTTATTAGTTAATAATAGTGAAATTGAACTCATTTATATTATATAAATAATATATTAATTTCCATAGCCTAACCCAGCCATACCATTCATTACACGTAATACATTATAATTAGTAGCATAAACAGACATATTACAATTTTGAGTAACATTACTATATAAAATAGCATTATTAATGCGGCTAAAATTACAAGTTCCAGTTGGTTGATATTGTTCTGGATAAAGACCAAATGAATATGTGTAAAATCCACCTAATTCGCCTGATAAATCTTGTAAATATGAACCGGAATGATGATAATATGGTTGTAATAGACGAAAATAATGGTTATTTTTAGTTTTGAAGCGTTCAACACCATTAAATTCAATTTTACAAGATTTCATTATATCATTACCTGAATTGTCCCAATAATTGAATGTATCATCATTTGATGGAAGTTGATAGAACCATACAAGTTCTTTAACTGGATGATTAAAGTGTAATTCATTGATATTAATACCTGAATTTAGTGATAATTTATTAGAATATTGTGTTTGTTCAATAAGATATTCTTGTTTAAGACTAGCAAATAATCGTCGTTCATCTGTATCTAAAAAGATGTAGTCACCAAATAATCTACTATCCGTCATATTAATAGTTAATGGAATTTCTAAAATGATATTACTTACAGTACCATCTTTATTCATAGAACCAGATAATGTGCCTGAATTAGAATAGGCATTATTATTTGGTTCATCACCATATAAATTAGCAATACCATAAAATTCATCTTTGAATTGAATATTACATTTAACTTCGTGATATTGTAATGATATCATAGGTAATGCTAAACCGTAACTTTTAGAAAACCAAAAGGGTATTGGTAAATAAGTGACAGATGTATTATTAGATAATGGATTATTACCATATAACATATTTTCTAATAAGTTCCATTTTTCATATGAAGATGATAGTTGAAGCCAAATATCAATCCATTCACCATAAAGTCTATCTATTAGTTGTCCTGCTATAGTAAGCTCAATATAATCAATAATACGTGTAGCAATACGAGGTTTATCATCATAAATATCACTTAAAGTAAATGTAGTTGGTGGGGCGATTATCATTGCATCAATTAGATTTGATGTTATTTGTGTAACAGTTATATTAGGGTCACCAGTTGCGCCGATATAAATAGTCCCTATAGTAGAGTTATTGAATCCTAAATAGGGTATACCACCAGTATCAACATATGAACTAAATGTTCCATAATATGTTCCATCTAACGATATATTATCACTATTACTTAGTGTAATATAGCCATTTAGAGTTGTCATAGAAGCAAGAGGTGTGACTGGTTCAACTGAAAATTTCATTTCTAGTAGTAGTTTAGAAAGTAAGTCAGCATCTCTACATAAAATGGCTGAAATATATGAACCAAAATTAGCGGATCCATTAAATTCTTGTTCAATAGCTTCCATAGCAAAATGTGTATGTTTTTTATAAACTTTTTTAAAAAATGTTATTTGAGGACAACCTGATAAATATACATCTTGGTTGCCTACTGAAATGAGTTGTATAACGCCTCCTGGCATACTGACTGATTTTTTATATATACAGAATTAAAGTTATTATAATAACCTTATTAATTACCATAACCTAATCCAGCCATACCATTCATTACACGTAATATATTATAATTAGTCGCATATATAGATAAGTTACATACATGCGTAACATCACTATATAATACACCATTATTGATACGACTAAAATTACATGTGCCTGTTGGTTGATATTGTTCGGGATAGAGTCCGAATGAATATGTATAGAATCCACCTAGTTCTCCCGACAAGTCTTGTAAATATCCACCACTATGATGATAATATGGTTGTAATAAGCGGAAATAATGATTATTTTTAAGTTTAAGTCGTTCAATTCCATTGAACTCAATTCTACAGGATTTCATTATATCATTACCTGAATTATCCCAATAATTGAATGACCCTGTATTTGATGGTAATTGATAAAACCATAAAAGTTCTTTAACAGGATGATTAAAGTGTAATTCATTAATATTAATACCAGAAGTTAGAGATAATTTATTAGAATATTGTGTTTGTTCTATAAGATATTCTTGTTTTAATCCGGCAAATAGTCTTCTTTCATCTGTATCTAAAAAGATATAATCACCAAATAGACGACTATCAGTGATATTAATTTTTAATGGAATATCCAGTATAATATTGCTTACTGTTCCATACTTTATAATACCAAATTCAGCAATAGCAAAACCATCAATAGTATTCAAACCTAATAAATTACCAATTCCACTAAACTCTTTTTTAAATTGTATATTACATTTTACTTCATGATATTGTAATGATATCATTGGTAATGCCAAACCATAATTTTTAGAAAACCAAAATGGTATAGGAAGATATGTAATAGAACTATTATTATATAACGGATTATTACCATATAACATATTTTCCAATAAAGTCCATTTTTCATAAGATGATGATAATTGAAGCCAAATATCAATCCATTCTCCATATAGACGGTCAATTAATTGACCCGCAATTGTGAGCTCAATATAATCAATAATACGTGTAGCAATGCGTGGCTTATCATCATAAATATCATTCATTGTAAAAGTATTTGTTAATAATCCAGTTAATTCATAAATTAGGTTAGTTGATGATATAGCTGATATATCAAGACCAGATGTTTGCCCACAATATATAGTTCCTATTATAGGATTATAAAAAGAAATAAATATAACACCTTCATTATAAATAGAAAATGTACCATAAAATGTGCCATTATATAATGAAATACTTTCACTAAGAGTAATATATCCATTTACGGATGTCATTGATGCTAATGGTGTAATAGGTTCAACTGAAAATTTCATCTCAAGTAATAATTTAGATAATAAATCGGCATCTCTACATAGAGTAGCTGAAACATACGAGCCAAAATTAGCGGGTCCATTAAATTCTTGTTCTATCGCTTCCATTGCGAAATGTGTATGTTTTTTATAAACTTTTTTAAAAAATGTTATTTGAGGACAACCGGTTAAATATACATCATGATTACCTGTAGATATGAGTTGTATAACGCCTCCTGGCATATTGACTGATTTTTTATATATACAGAATTAAAGTTATTATAATAACCTTATTTATTATATGAGCTCAATTTATCTTTTAAAGCTTTGAAATGATAGTGATTTCGTATAGATTGAGTATAATCCATATATTCATTAAGATTATCATCATTATCTAAAGTATCAATATATTCGTCAAGTATAGCAGTAGATATGTGTTTAGCTTTAATAAAATCATTATATAGTTTTTGAGAATATAAAAATAGTTCCAGACGGATACGAATAATATTAACTTGTTTAGGATATTCATAAATATCGTCTAGATTGAAATCAACAAAATTATCTAATATAATTTCTAACCAATTTTCAAAGCCTTCAATTACAATACGATATAGTATAGAATGTAATAGAAGCATTGTATATTCTAAATGATATTGTAATGGTTCTTGTTCACTGTTAATATTATCATGATCTTGTGTAATAGTATCAAGTGATGGAATAAGGTCTTGAGAATTTATAGAACTGATGAGTGAGTTTTGAAGATTGCTATTATTATAAATAATTTTGGAGAGTTTTATAAAAATATCTTTAAGAAATAAAGCGATTATATGTATAGCATGAATATCAAAATAAACAGATATTGCTGTACTATCTTTTTTATTATGTAATTTATTATTGATATTGATACTACCAATAGTTTTATGAATAATACTTGTTTTTATGAAAGGTATATCCATTTCAGTAGAATTAGTTATATTTATACAACTATTAAATAAGAATATAGTTCGTTCCATCATAAAAATACTAACTCGTATATGTTGTGTATAATTATAAATAATATTAAATATGTGTGTGGTTAGGTCAGCACATTCAGTAGCATACATAATATTTTTGGTAGAATTATAAGTTTTACAAAGGGCATTAATATAGTATTTAAGAAAAAGATAGATAACTTTATTTTTACCATCAATATCGGGTTCTTGACATTTTTTTAATACAAATTTAAGAATATCATCATCTTTATTAATAGAGCTCATTATGTTTGATATTATATAATAATAATGCGTTTAAAACGAGTGAAAATAGTATAAGTTAATAATAGGTGCTTGTATATCATATATGCGAAAGTATATAGGGCATCTCATCCGGGTTTGATATACAAAAAGGGTATTGTGTTAGTAATTAACGCAGGCTATTAGCAGGACTTGAACCAAGAGGCTTCTAATTGGGGGAGTGAGGTGTTTCTTGTAGCACGGAGAAGATACCTTATTATAATATTATAATAAGAAATCTATATAAAAAAGTAAATAATATAATAGAAATTATTTATATGAAAAAGTTCGATTTATTAAGATTAATAAGTAAAAGTTATGAACCCGTTGCTGTATTTAATAAAGATAATGTCCATAATAAAATAAATTATTGGAATAAATACTTACCAAATATAACACCATATTATGCTATAAAATCGTTAAATAATAAATATATGATAAATGAATTAATAAAACAAAATTTCCATTTTGATATAGCTAGTAAAGGTGAATTATATCAATTAATGTCTTTAAAATATCCAATAAATAGAACTATTTTAGCCAATCCTTGTCGCTCTATAGAAGATATTAATATAGCTATAAAGTTCGGTGTTCCATATATAGTATGTGATGATATCAATAGTGTAAATTATATAAAAAATATGAAAAAGATAGTAAAAATAGTATGGAGGATAAAATCATATGAAAATAATTCATTAGTTAAGTTCAATAGTAAGTTTGGAGCATCTATAAGTGATACTATTAAGGTTATATCAAACGAAAATAATTTAATAGAGGGTTTATCATTTCACGTAGGTTCTGCTTGTAGTGATATGGGTTCATTTAATAATACATTAGATATAATAAAGAATGAAATATTACCATATTGGTGTGGTAATTGTAAATTGATAGATATAGGTGGTGGTATGAAAGATATAGAAGATATTAAGAATTTATCAAATATTATAAAACCATATATAACGGATGATTGTATGAAGGATATTAAATGGATTGCGGAGCCAGGTAGATATTTTAGTTGTGATAGTATAGATTTATATACCAAAATAATAAGAGTAAAGTATATAGATGGTCATTATCATATATATATAAATGATTCAATATATAATTCATTTAGTGGAAAGATGTTTGATCATCAAATACATTATCCTATAACTGTATATAAATCATATAACAATAGTGAATTAGTTAAGGCGACTATATGGGGCAATACGTGTGATGGATTAGATATGATAGTTGATAATATATTTATAGATAGACCATATATAGGAAATATATTAAAGTGGAGTAATATGGGGTCATATAGTGTAGTAAGTGCTAGCGATAATTTTAACGGATTTAAAAAAGCTAAAATAATTGCTATTTGATTTTTTGAATAAATAATTGTCCATTATATTGTCCAATAACGTTAATACGTTTATGATAGCCATAAACAAATCCATTAATACCTCTTACAGGAAAATCAAAATCACCCCACGGATAATCATCAAATATCATATAACCATCAACCTTTAATTTACGAAAAGATAATACAGCATCTTCCATAACATATTCAGATAAATGATTACCATCAATATATATAATATCAAAATAATCATTATCTAATTTAGGAACTTCTATGTGTGAAAATCCTCGATGAACAATTATTTTATGTTTATGTGATGAATTTTCAAGATTTTTAAGAAATATATTATAATTATCATCTTGTTCATAATTTTCGTCATAGTCATCATATTTAATCCAAGGATCAATGCAATGTAATTTAGAATCATTGTGAAATCCATATTCTTTAGCAACTGAAAATAAATTAGCACCACATAATGTTCCAATTTCTAGATAATTAATTAACTTATTTTTATCAACTTTAATAAAATTAAACCAATTATTACATAATCTATATTTTATGCCATCAAAATTATCAGTCATATTATAATAATCAATAATATCATATTTTTAAAGTAATTTTTCATTGATAATAGTGCTAATATATTTCATATCTAATTTATCATAATTTGACCAATCAGCTTTGTTATATATATCTTCTAATTTAGATATATCTAATTCATCCCAATCATTTAAAATTACTACTGGAAAATATTTAGCATAGTAATTTACTATTATATTTGGTAAACATATAGGTATTGTTTTTACATATAAAGCTTCCCAAAATCTATGGCAATCTATTCCATTACCTTCTGGTGATATAGCAAATTTATATTGTGAAAGTGTATTAATATATGTATCATAGTCTGTATTATTTAAAAATGGAATACCTTTTTTAGAAATTTTATTATAACATTCATTTCTAATATTTAGTGCAGTATCTATTGAAAAAAAGAAATATATTAGTTTATCTTTATTTATGTTATTTAACTTTTGTATATATTTATTGATTATTGATAAATCACCGTGTTTCCAATTACTGTTAGCTATACCTAATGGTATTGGTGTAATTTTGTTATGTACGACATTAATATTAGTTGCATAAATATGGAGTAAATTAGGAACTTTATCAAAAATAGATAAATATCGTTCATCTATTTTATAATCAGATTGATTTACAACTAATACAAACTTATTTGTTAAAAGTTGTAATCGTATAACTAATTCAGTGAATGATTTTTCAAATGTATCTGTAAAAGTGAAAACTATTTTAGGATTATCTATTCTATAATTTAATTTGTTTAATAAAAATACTCTTGTAATATCTCGTGTTTGTATTTTATAATTAGGTAATATGAAAATATCACATAATTCTTGTATTTTTTCACCAGTTATAATATCCATTTAGTAATGTTATTAAAAAAAAAGTATTTAAGTATCTAAAAAAATACTTACTATGATAACTTATACGGATGAATAATTGGTTAGATAATATAGAAAAAATAGTTTATATTAATTTAGACAATCGTATAGATAGAAATGTCCAAATGTTAAATGAATTTAAAAGACTTCATATTTCATCTAATAAATTTATTAGATTATCCGCAGTAAAAAATCAAAATGGAGCAATGGGATGTACATTAAGTCATATTAAAGTAATACAAATGGCTATTGAAAATAAGTGGAAAAATGTAATGGTATTAGAGGATGACTTTAATTTTATAGATGATGAAAAATATATTAATAATTCAATTAATTATTTGTATAATGATTTCAAAAAAATAGATAATGATTGGCAAATAGTTAGTCTATCTAGAGGTGCTCGTCAGGATATGAATTATATAAATGATAACTATCTATATAAAGCAATAGCTGTATCAACTACAGCTGGATATATAGTTAATTGTAATTTTTATGATACATTATTAAAAAATTATAAAGATGGATTAATGAAATTGATGAAAGAGACTAATAAGGAACATTATACATTAGATGCTTATTGGATTAACTTACAACCATTGAGTAAATGGTATGTATTTAATCCATCATTAGGTTATCAACGTGAATCATTTAGTGATATAGAAGGTAAATTAGTTGAATATTTAAGATATGATAAAACTATTCAATTTAAAGAAAAATATTATTTATCGTCTAATTTGAAAGGGGGATTAGGTAATCAAATGTTTCAAATAGCAGCGACTTGTGCTATAGCTTGGATGAATAATTTGAATCCTGTATTTGAAAAAATAAATGAATCGCCATCAGTATTTTTTCCACGTCCTGTATATTGGAATAATATATTCAAAAAAGTAGATACATTAAATAGTCGTGAATATAATAAAATACAATTTTTACAATTTGGATTACCTGACAGTTATTTTAGACCAATTAATTTATCACATAATAAGTCATATAAAATGGATGGATATTTTCAAAATCCGCAATTTTTCAACGTGTATAAAGATAAAATATTAGATTTATTTAAATTGAATGATAATCAAAATAAAGTTATAGATGATTTATATAATAAATTAGTGTCACTCAATCAAACGACTAAAATATCAGTATCTATACACGTTAGACGTGGTGATTATTTAAAATTACAACATTGTCATCCAGTCCAAGATATGTCATATTTTATTAAATCAATAGAAACTATCCATAATAAAGTTGGTACGGATTTAGTATTTTTAATATTTTCAGATGATATAGAATGGTGTCGTAATAACTTTTCAAAATTAGATATTTCATGTATATATGTTAATGAAAGTAGTAATCAACTACCAAAAGATGTAATAGATATGTATTTAATGTCTAAGTGTGATCATAATATAATATCTAATTCATCATTTAGTTGGTGGGGAGCATATATGAATAAGAATGTAAATAAAATTGTTTGTATAACGAGCAATTGGTTTACTGATAAAGATAAAAATAAGGATGGTATGAATATAGTTGATGATGGTATGATATTATTATAAAGATATATCATATATAAGTAATCAGACTGTTGGAATGATATATATATATGGTGATAGCCACGGTATGTTTTCTTTTAAAAATTTATCATTAGAACATATAAATAAGGCAACGCCATCAGTTACAATGCATCGTATTGGACGTGATAATATCATTGTAAATTATACTAAAGATGTAGATAATGAGAATAACATTATAATATTATGTTATGGGGAAGTCGATTGTAGATGTCATATAGAAAAACAAAAAATAGAATATGGGCGAGATGAAGATGAAATAATAAAAATACTAGTATGTGCGTATTTTAAAACAATAATGAATAATATAAAAAAATGTAAAAAAATTATAATAGTAGCTGTTATACCACCTGTTGATAGTAATTTAAGAGATAATACAAATGATCAATATAATCCATTTCCAGTATTAGGAACAAATGAAACTAGAATACGATATACAAATAAGGTAAATAATTTAATTAGACAGTTATGTGATAGATTAGGATATACATATTTTAATCCATATGAAAAATATAAGACGGAAGAAGGTTGTCTAAATTATGAATACGCGGATGAAACATTATTACACGTCAAAAATAATAAATATATATTAGATGAATTAGAATTATTAATAAATAATATTTAATTAAAATAATGATAATATTAATTAAATATTATAGATGAAAATTATTAGATTTTTTTCTTCATTTTGTTCATCTGAACAATGTACACAAAGTTTATCGGATGAATGGCAAGTTCATAATGACCCTGAATATGGAAAAACTTATAAATTTACGTGTAATGATGATTATACACACGTTGTATTATTGAATACAGCTATGCCAACTTTAAATATACCAAAGGAGAATGTAATCGGATTAGCATATGAACCATTTGAATATCTCTATCTTACATATAATTTTATTGAATATGCTAAGAAGTATATTGGAAAATATTTTATAGGCAGTAAATATAATCTACCAGAACCATTTATGGAATATTTCGCATATATGGGACATACTATACCACCTAATAAAATACCATCTAAATTAAAAAAGATGTCAATAATATTTTCAGATAAAAAAGATGCCATCGGTCATAAATATAGACACGAACTAGTAAATATAATTTTAAAAACTAATTTACCAATCGATATTTATGGAAGAGGTTGTGATACATTATTAGATATTAAAGATGACCGAATAAAAGGTAAATTTGTGAATAATGAACCATATTTAGAATATAATTATCATATTGCTATAGAAAATTTTAGACATAACGCATATATATCCGAGAAATTTATGAATTGTTTGTTATGCAAATGTATACCAATTTATTTGGGTGCTTATAAAGTAGATGATTATTTTCCGAATAGCTGTTTTAAATTATCAGGAAATATAGAAATAGATATTAAATTAATAACCGCAATATGTGATGGAAAAATGGTTTCTATAAAAAAGAATATTGAATATCCATCCAAAATGAAATTTATAGAATTTATTAAAAATGAATGGTAATTTATTTATATTTATTTGTATGATAACCTATACAATCATTATCAATATTAATATCATTTTCATTATCTGAATATAAATTGCACGATACTGGTGAAATTTTATACATATTTAATATAAAACCAACACCAACATCTTCTATAATATATGGATATCCAAACTTGGTATAATATTTAAAAATATCCCAATTTATATTATTCATTGTATATATTAATTTATTACACGAATTATTTGATAAATATACAATAACCCCACCAGTATAAGTTATATTAGGTATTTCATTCATTTTAAGTAAATTATCTAATCCAATAGTAAGCCCATTTAATGGATTTAATAAATCGTCAGTATGATTATAGTAATAAATTGGCATAAAATTGTCAAACTTTTTAGTGATTGATTTATCTAAATTATTATTTATAACTTTACCCATATAATCGTTTTTATCATTTGTATTTAAAAACTTCAATAATTTTTGTTCATTAAATACTAAATCATCACCGCATCTCAGTATACCTTCTTCAATATTATAAAGAGAGTATATTATTTTAATAGCAAAAACAACTTTTTTGAGAACGTGTATATATGAATCTTCGCATTTAATAGTAATATAATTATCATTTATTTCATAATCATTTATTAAGTTTGGATTACCTAATATATAAAAAACTTTCCATCCATTATAATCTTTCTTTTTTAATCCAAAATTAGGTTCTTTTAGTCGTGTATTTAAATGTCGGTGACAACTATATATTAATATAGCACCTTTTATTGTATTTTTAATATTATTCATCATATTATCCATAATATTAACAATCTTTATTATAAAATCATATATAATAATTTATTTATATTATGCAAGTTTAATATAATTTTACATATAAAGTTATATATATAGCATATATTAAATGTCAACTTATTTAAATCACGCATATTATACACATCAACCATATTTAAAAGAAATTATTGTAAATACATCTGGAAATATTTTAGAATGTGGATGTGGAGACGGTAGTACATTATTTATTAGAGATTGTATAAAGAATACTAATCGTACATTAGTATCACTCGAAAGTGATATAAAATGGTTATCAAAATTTGTTTATTTACAGAATGATAATCATAAATTATTTTACGTAGATGCTAATAACGTAGATTGTAATGATACAGGTAAAAGATGGTACGATTATATAAGTGAAAATTTAAAAGACTATAATTTTGAAGTAGTATTTATAGATTCATCTCCCTGGTTATCACGTAAATATTCATATGAATATTTTAAAAATAAGGCTAAAATTATAATTATACACGATTTTGATTATTTTCCAGTAAATAATATAATTGGAAAAGTAACAAAAACAAATTGGTACAATAATAAGAGGATCGATGAAGTTGATTTAAGTGATGAAATTAAAAATTATAAATTGTATTATCCTCCATTAGAATATTTTGTAGGTGCAACTGGACCACCAACATTAATATGCAGTAATATTTTATCAACTGATGAGTTCAATAAAATAATTAATATAGTTGATAATAATGTTGATAAATATTATAAATAATATATTATATTATATATCAGTATATAATACAATATATAATACAATATATATATTCTCTATTCTAATTTTATTATAATAAACTTACCAATAACATCCTCCTTCTACTTTTTCTTTATTAGTAGGTATTTCTGTAATTAATGGACGTCTCCAATAATCATTCTTAAATACTTTTAGAACATCAGCTCTTTCATTTTCCCATCTACTTCCAATTATACCAAAATACATTTGTAATACACCACCTACATAAATCGCACTTTTACCTAAACTATAAATAAAGTTTAATAAAGGATTTCCATAACCACCACAACTACATAAGGCTATATCAAATTGTTCTTTAATATCATAAATATCATCACATAATTTTTTGAATGGATATAGCCAGGGTTCATCACCTCCATTTCCACAAGCAGTTTGTGGTGGTCTAACATATATGAATGTACATTCAGGAAATAAATTAATACCGTATATATCATTGATATGGTTCATTTGTTTCTTTATAGTATTCATAAAATTACTTACTATTAATATTCTTTTACCTTTTAATGAATGCGTCCACGGATTATCATATAAATGATGAAATATATCAAAACAAAATGATGATACATATTTATCTCGTGAATACATTTTAGTTAATTTATCTTGTAGACCAGCAAATACACCATTATATGTTTCATAAACATTTGAAAAATGTTCCCAAACTGAATATAATTCACTATTTTTAAATGCTTCTAAATATGTTTGACTATATACAATTAAGTCGTGTTCTGTTTTAATATTTATACCAGCATTATTATGCATATTATCTAATAATCCAATTATTGGATCTTCTTTCATTTTATCAAAATTACCATCAGTTAAATATTTATTAGCTGTCATAGCTAACATATGTTCAACACCAGCTACACGCGGAACTATAAAATGTTGATTATTTGCTAATTTATTTTTAATAAATTCTCCTAAATATTTATTAGATGAGTGATTATGTAATATGCGTGATCTAATATCTTTAATGAAATAATTACTACCTTTAACTGATATCATAAATTGCTCATTCATATGGTCATTAATATATTTTTCAATATTAGTATAAGGTGCTATCTTTGGAAATAAATATAAAAACGGTTTATCTATAACATCTTCAGCTGTATAATCACGTGTTTGAGTTTTATGATTATGATATGTGCGAATAAATGACGGATCATTATATAATTTATAACCTAATATGTAGAATAAATAGCAAATTTTGTTATCACATCCAGGTTTACCTAATAAAATATCAAATATACTAAATTGTTTTTTATTTGGTATATAATTAGAATGTAATATCCATACATCTTGCGAATCGGGACGAGGTCCAAATATTTTTTGTTTCATTAATAATTTTTCATTAGGATCATATTCATACCTGAGTTGTGCCATAAAAGATTTTGTTGTTGATAAACAAGATTTATTTAAATTTTCAATAGTTTTATCAAAGAATATATCAGAATTTGCTATTACTATATATCCACTCAAACCAAGACCTCTAAACTGTTTAAAAACATCTGAATACATCATACGTGTTCCTATATTAATTTGTTTAATTTGCTTCATTTCCGCATTATTTAGTCCTAATTCTTCATTTGTATATGAACGTTCATTTAATAGATAAATTTTTTTAAATAATCCTAATTGAACATTTTTACGAAGTGATTGTTTAATTTCATTATATCTCTCATCACTTTTATGAATGAAGAATTGTTGAAATAAATATATAGGTTCATTAGTTAATGAAGTTCCTTGTATATTAGTGTTAGATTCTACTAAATGAATAGACATTTAAATGATAAATATTTTATAGTCTTTATGTATAAAATATTTATTTCTTATTTATAATACTATCCTCTAATACGAGAGGCATATATTGGATTATTTGGATTAAATGGATTTGTCTCATCATCAAGTGTATATACACTATTATTAAAAATTTTAGTTATTATACTAAATATACTTTGGTCGTGTCTATTATCTACAAATTCATTATGTCTATTCAAATTATTAAAATTATCTGTAAATAATAATGGATTTTCTATAGCTGTTTTATACCATAAGTTTATAATAGTATCACTTATACGACATTTTCTAATTATAATAGATGTTGCCATATATTGACCCGAATTAGTAATACTATCTTTATTAATACACTTAAAATGTTCGAATATTGCGGATGTTGTATATTTATATTCAGGTATATTCATTTTAAATCGAATGATTGATTTATTAGATTTTAAATCAGATAACATATTTATATATTCATTAAAACGATATATACCAGACTTATTTAATGTGCATCCACTATCAACATATACTAATATATCATTATCATTCATTTTATCTAATTCCCTTTTTATAATAATTGGTTTCCATATCCAATAACCACCACCACGAGACATATTTAATACTTTTTTAGTCATTTCGGGTAAATCAGTTGGTAAATCAATAGGTTCTAATCCAATTATATTATCGAATACATTCATATTATACGCTTCATTCATTATACGTTTGCGTGATTTTTCAAATTTTTTATCAGCATAAGTTAAAAAACGTATTTTACCATTTAATGATTGTGTAATTGATTCAACAATAGCATCATTAATTTCTTTATATTGATTATATGGACGATATGCGTGATAATCACTAAAATATCCCATACTAACTATTCGTTTAATATTATCATTTAATTGGAAAGTATGTCTATCTAAACGACGATATCCTATAAAATCATCATCTAAATTAATAAAATTATTTGTCTTAGAATGCCAATCCATTACTTTATTAAATAAAACTTTTTGGTCAGTCCCCCAATCATATCCAAGCTTATGAGTAGGGTCATCTATTTTAATAGAGTTATAAATTGTTATAAGTTGATTTATAATATCATCTATAGAATTAATATTAAAAATCTCTTTCCATATTTTAGGTGTTGCTATATTATAACACATTGCCAATTCATTAGGAACGGGTAATTTATTTCTATAATAAATAAACTTATTATCTTGAATATTAAGTATACTATTATAGTAATAACTTCTATTAGTTGGCAACATATCCATATCAGTTATCATTACACCACCACTGTAATCTAATAATGAAGGATATAATAGACGTATATATTGACTTATAAAAGCAGTTTTCATATTTTCAATTGGTTTAAATAAAATAATATATTTTTCATATTCAGTATATGTTGATGGTATTTCATCTGCTATAAGTATTATTTTTATATCAACAAGATGTAATAATTTAGTCCATGATTTAATAAATGCAGGAATAAATTCTAAATATAATTCATTAATATTCACTGCGGTTAAAATACAATCTATTTTCATAATGATAACAATGAATTATAAATCTTTAAATAATTTTAATTTCTGGAAAAGGAATTATAAATCTAACACCTTTATTTTTAAATTCAGTTAATTTATGTATTATTTCTTCAACAAAATTATATGATAGTATAATTATATAGTCGGGACGTTCAATATATAAATAATTATATGATTTAATTGGTATATTTAGCCCTGGTGTATAATGATGTTGTTTATATATATTATCATCGACTATATAATCAATAATATTTTTATTGATTTTGTATTGATGTAAAAATGTTGTAGATTTTGCGGAAGCTCCATATCCTACTATTATTTTACCCATATTTTTAAATGCATTTAAAATAATATTTATATCACGACCATTTTGTATTATTAAATTTGACCAATTAGTTAAATTATCATAATTATTAAATAATAATTTATATTCATTATTCATAGCTATTTTAATAGTGTCATTTATTGAAATATTTTTATTTTTCTTACAAAAATAAAATTGAATAGAACCACCTTGTATTTTATTAATTTCAATATTATACAATTTTAATTCAAACTTAGTTGCAAATTTACTAATTCCATAACAAGTATGATAGTCAATATGTTCATGATATATTGTATCAAATGATTTATTTAGGAATACATCTAAAAAATAACCAACTTCCATAATAAATGTTCCATCATCATCTAATAAATTGCTAATCGTATAAAAAATATCATTTATATTTTCAATATGTGCGCAACAATGAAAAGCAAAAATTAATTTAAAATTGTTGTATTTTGTTTTTAATTGTGGTATTATATGTGAACCAAAAAACTCACATAATATTGGTAAATTATGTCTCTTATTTATATTTTTAGCAGGGTCTACACCTATAGTATTAGTATATCCATTATCTAATAAGTATTTTATACATACACCATCATTTGCACCAATTTCTAATATATTATCATTTTTAGATATATTTAAATTAGTTATAAATTTATCAATATTATTTTGTAAATGATTTATCATAGTATTTGATGTAGATGATACATAAAAATAATTTGAATATAGATATGACGGTTCAACTATTTGTAATAATTGGACATGATTACAATTTCTACAAATAGATATATCTAATGGTATTTTATCTAAATATGTTGGTTTTTCTACAAAATGATTAGCAGGTGGTGATGGTTCTAATTTAAAAAAAGTAAATAATTCATAACTATCACATAATCTACATTTATCACGATTACACCATAATTGTTTTTTCGGACTAGTTAATATTGTTTCATTATTATATTTATTATTTAAATATTTATTAAGATATTCTTTTATTGGTTCTTTCCAATCTCTCAACTTATTAGTATCATATATACTAGTTAATATTTCACTATTAGATCTATTTGGACCAGGGTTAGGAACATCGCAAGATTTTACAGATTTTATTAATAGCTCATTTTTATTCATTAATTTACAAATTTCTATTGCAATATCATAACCAGTAGCTATTCCTGAATTAACGATATGATGTATTCCATAATTTTTATCTTTAATAAGACGGATAATATTATCTATTAAATCAGACACATATGTTGGAGAACCATAAAAGTCATTAGAACCTTTTACTTCGTTATTAGTTATTAAATTATTAATGACAGTTTCTACAAATTTATAATGATTTTTTTGATTACCGCCAAATAACCATCCAGTTCTTATTAAAATAGTTTTATCATATATTAATGCTATTTTTTCAGCAGAAGCTTTAGTATAACCATAATAGGAATTCGGTGATACTATACATTGTTCGTCAAATGTCATATTATAATTTTTTGATGAAAATACAGCACCAGTTGATAATAATACAAATGGCACATTTAATTTCATCGCCGCTTTTAACATATTAATTGTCCCATTTATATTAACATCTATTGCTTTAAAATTATTAGTTTCACATTCTCTTAAATTTATCGCTGCAAGATGTATAATACATTCTATATTTTTTGTTTTATTTATAAATTTATTAATTGATTCCTCTATAGTTATATTCATTTCTTCTGATGATGGTTTAATACCAAAAGGTATATGATATCCAATCATACCAGAACCACCAGTTATTAAAAAATTATTAATATTCATTTTTAATAATTTTATATATTGTTTATTTTATATCATAATCTATTTTATATATTACTTTCAATAATATCTTATATATATGCATGTCAATTATTAAACGTTCGGATGATAATGATTTAACACGATAATGATCGCAATTTTGTTTAATAGCATCCGCTATTCTTAATAAGATTTTATCATTTTCATTAGTTGATTTGATATCCTCAAAAAAACAAATTTTACTTTTTAAAATAGGTGCGTGTAGAATATATAAAAAATAACGCCCCATCGCTTCATCTTCAACACATTCATAATCAACTAAATGTTTATTATTTACTATAGATGTAATCATTTCTTTTGTAACTATTGTATCTACACCACTTAAATAATATACTTTCTTAATATGATTATATAATGGTCCATCACCTGAATAAAATAATGTATTTGGTAATGAAACAAGATGATTATACAATTTATCAAAATCCCAAAAAGTGCTTAAATTAGTACGTACTAAATAATCATATTTAAAATTATTATCAATATATTCCATAGCATTTATTGTTTTTCTTATAAGAACCGGAAATTGTTCTTCAATTTCTGGATATATTAAATCACTATTACTATCATAATCATCTAATTGTTCAAATAATTTACCATATACAAAAAAAACTTTAAATCTATCATCTAAATACATATATTTTTTCCATATTTTTCTAGCATTTTTATAAATTTCATTATCATTTGATGCTAATACCAAAATAACAGCTTTATATTTTATTTCACTCATATAAAAATATACTATATTATATTTTTATATCTAATTTTTTATGTGAAAAAATTAAAATTAGTATTTCTATCATATTTTGTATATATTCCAAAACATGGTAAATGTCCCCATAATGGTATATAAAGTTCATTAGCAATACCAAAAAAAAGTGATGATATCGCATATGTACTTCTTGATAATATTACAACATTACTATTACATAATAAATATAAATCATAACTTTCATCATTACTTTGAATACATTTATATGGTAAGTTAGATAAGTTTTCACCAGGATTTGTTATTATAATAACTTCATGGTCTGGATATTTAGCTAATGCGATATCAATTTGTTCTTTAATTCTATTGAAATCAATAGGTGCTTGATAATTACAAAATCTTACTTTTGATTTTAATAAATTATCTGTTGTATTATTTACAGGTATGTCATCATCTATATACTTTCTAAAAAAACTACTACATAATAGTCCATTATAATCACGACTATAACGCATATCATCTAGACGTAAATGCACACAAATACTTTTCTTACTATTGAATGGAATTTTATAATCTCTTTTAAGAGCATTATTATTATAATTATTTATAATTTTTGGTAAAACATTGTCTCTAAAATAGGAGACTAAATCTACTTTTAATTCTAACATAGTTTTACTAATTATTTCAAAATAATCGATTGTATACATTTTTATTTCATTATCATCTAATAATAGATTATCATTATGATTATCAATAAAATCAAATAAAGTTTCAATAAATATACTATTATTATATCTTTGATTATATTCTACAAATCGGATATTATCACCGTGATTTATATAATTTCTATTATACTTAATATATAATTTATTATGTATAGCATACAATATTTGAGCAATGAATGTTGTAATATTGGCACCCAATCTATCACCTCTACCTAATAATTCAATATATGGCATATATTCTATAATATAAAATATACCTTTATATTATATAATCTATACTTATTAGCGCCAATGTCGCATTTTTAAAAACTTATTAAAATCATTTTCTTGGTTAATACCTGAATTATCATCCATTATAAATCTTATTTCTATAGAAATACGCGTTGTATCTTCATTATTATTATTAGCACAGCCGTGTATTAAATATGGTGAGAATATCATAACTTGGTCTATAGAGGGATTTGGACGATACATATTTAATGGTTTCTTAGAAGCAACAACTGCATCAACCGAATATTTTTTATTAATATTTTTAAAATATGCACCATCCTTTGTTACAATTGTTTCATTTTCGTTCCATTTATGACTGGATTGTTCAATCATCAATGTTGAATTTTCATTAGATCCTACTATTGGTAAATATATATTAATTACATTTCTATAAAAATCCAAATATATATCTTTATGACACGGATTAAAATCATTCATATAATTTTTACTTGGTCGGCATATTCTAAACCATATATCATCATTGAATATCTTAATTTTCTTATTCAATTTTGATGATACAAAGTCTATTATATAATTTCCAAATTCATTAATTTTATCAGTGCTATTTTTTTTATATGGCATCGAATTTAATATTATTTTATGTTCATCTTCTGTAATTTCATTATGATATTTTTCTAAATTAATATTTTTATTACATACTTTGTATATTTCTTCTTTTAAAATATTCTGTAATCTTATATTCATATCATGCATATCTTTTATATCGAATACTTTATATCCTACATTATCAAAGTCTGTATCTTCTAATAAATTTTTATCATTATTCAATATTATATTATCATCACCCCAATTATAATCACCCATAAGTGATGGATGATAAATTTTAGTATTATAATATATATATTTAGACGTGTTCTGGATTGTATTACATATATTATTATAAAGTTCAATATTACAATGTTCTTCAATATAACTTTTATATTTTTTATTCAATAAATCTATATTTGTAAAATGTTGTGATCCAAATCCTTTAAATTTATCAGTTATTGGTATATTATTTTGTATTTGTAATTTTCTATTAATAAAATCTTGATTCCATGGATAGAAACCTAACCATATAACATATTCATTTTGTAAATATATTTTATCAATGTTATTATTTTCAATTGAATGCCTTCCTGGTGAATATTGTATATCACTTTTACTATGTAAATAACGATGACCTCTTGGAAATTTTTCAGACTTTATTAAATTAAAATTCATTAATAATTCATATAAATTAGCTGGATAAAAATTATTTTTATTACTCATTATTGAGTATATTTCAAAACCATAACATTTATTTTTATCTAAATTATTCAAAAAAGACTGTTTATTCATTAAATCAATAATTAAAAATTCAGTAGTATTTAAACATATTTTAAAATTATTAATACATTTTTCTACTAAAGTTACTTCATAATCAACTAGCATTGCATCAAAATTTGGCTTATTATCATTAGTTATATTTTTAGTTTTTATAATTTTCCAATGTGGACAAATTTTTTTAATTATATTTAATGACTTATCATTTGATAAATAGTCAATTATTATACCATCATCAAAAATATGTGAATGATATTCTAACCAAAATGGTAATAAATATTCTTCATTATATATATGAGATATAACCGTTAATTTTATATTATCACTACTCATTTTTATAGTCTTATTATTTATTATAAGCTTTATATTTATAAAAAATTATTATTATAATAAACTATCAATACCCGTTTTAATATCTATACTAATATTCCATCCTAATTTTTTTAATTTATCATTGGTAATGAAATACCTTTTATCATTATAAGGTCTATCATCTATGAATTCAATCCAATTATATATATTATCATTTGGTTTTAATTTATTTATTAATAGCTTAGTAATTTCTAATACTGATAATTCATTATGGATGTCGCTTCCGATATTATATGTTTCATTTATTATACCATTATGTATAATAATATCCATTGCATTGCATACATCATAAACGTGAATAAAAGAACGAAGAGATTGTCCTTCACCGTGTATTGTGCATTTTTTATTAGATTTTAATAAATTTATAAATTTAGGTATTAATTTTTCAGGATATTGATTAGGACCATATACATTATTACATCTTGTTATTATTGTTTTTAATTTGTATGAATGTTTATAAGCATTCACTAACATTTCAGCAGCCGCTTTAGTAGCCGCATATGGATTAGTAGGACATAATAAAGACATTTCAGTTTTAGGTTCATCATTCAAATCGGATTCACCATATACCTCATCCGTTGAAAAATGATAAAAATATATATGTGATTTATATTTACGTATTATTTCTAATAATGTGTGTGTTCCTTTTATATTATCGTCGGTATATTTTAATGAATCTTCAAATGAATTATCAACATGTGATTGTGCCGCAAAATGAATAATATCTGTTATATTATAATTGTCTATTAATAATTTAATTAAATTATAATCATTTACATTACCATCAACACATTTAAAGTTAGTAGCATTATATACTTCTTTATTTATATTATTTTTAGATGCGCTATAATACATAGCATCTAAACTACATATAAAATATCTTGGATATTTTGGAACTATATAATTAATAAAATTAGAACCTATAAAACCGCAACCACCAGTTATTAATATACTGCGTGTATATGACATTATCCGATAAATATAATAATATCATATATCTTTAAATATGATATTATACTATTAATGTTATTAAATTAACTGCAAAATTACATAATAACTTTAAATCGTCTAGTTAATATATTTGACTTATAGAATTTCTTGTAAATGTATCAAATAATACTAACACATAACCAGAAACAATCAGTGAACTATTAATTTTAATGTACAAATATATAAAAACTTAATTAATGCATTACATATCCTATAAAATATATTACAAATCTTTATTATATTTATGTAATACATTAATTATAGATGTATTAATATTATTAAGCTTCAAATAATCATATTTATCTTTTAATTTTATAAAAATATCCTCTAATTTAGTTGTATCTAAATGATTATTACTTCTTTTACTTAATAAAATTTTATCTTGTTCATCTATAGAAAAATTTTCCCACGTAAAATTGTTATCTACGATTTCCTTATATATTTTTAATATATCATTATGCTCTATAATACCAGGATTAGTTAAATTATATGTTCCTCTAATATTTTCTATCATCATATGGATTGCGATAGGTATTAGTTCATCTAATACACTCATCGAATTTGGAATGCTACATATTTTTTCATAATTTGTAATCTTTGTAATAAAATTACGCTGACTAATTTGAGATGTTATAGGCATCCTTATTCTTAGGTGTAGTGCACGTGTACTTTTAATTAATTCATTAGTGAAACCTTTAACGATACTATAATTAGAACCAAAAAAATTAGGTATATCATCTTCTGTATATGGTAATGGATGTGCATCATTATAATTATATATACAACCAGTACCAACATATGTAAAGTGTATATTATTTGAATCACAAAAATTAGCTAATTTAATAGGTACATATAAATTATCATTTAAATTTTGTTGTAAAGTTTCAATATTTTCTAAATAGTCTATAGTTTTATATTCTTTACCATTTAAAAAACCGTGAGTTCTACCACTACAACAAATAACATGAGTAGGTTTTTTATTTAATATATCATTTAATATTTCTAAACTTTCACCTCTATAATTAGAATATGTTATATCAATATTTATTTTTTTACAATAATTTATAATAAGTTGTCCGATCCATCCATTATGTCCAATAATATAAAATAACATATTTATATTTTTTAAATAATAATCTTTAATACATTTATAATTTTGTAATACAAATTATAATATTTATTCATCTTTTTTTTTTATCCTTATTCTTCTTAAAACTATTATCAGTTTCATCATCCATTACTTGACGAACATTCCAATTTCTTTTATATAAATCTGTTATATCCATCACCTTAAATCTATTTTTATTACTCATTTTTGGATTTTCATCACTCTTTAATCCTTGTAATTTATATAATTCGCTCATAAAATCATTATAAAAATCTTCTTTCGTTTGTGCTTTCTGTTCTAATTGATAACCTGCTGTTTTTAATAAATTCTCAATTATATCTAAATATGTATCACAATATTCAAGTGGACATATTTCAAAATATTTTAATATTCCATTATAATACTTCAATATACTATCATATGATAATAAGTTGAATACAAATAAATTAGCCATAAATATATATCCACAAGATAATTGATTTTTACTACTGAATATCTTTCTAAGTTCTTCATCGCTCATATCAGTAGTAACTTCTTCTATATTAGTTTCAACCGTATTCTTATAATATGTATCACAACTACGTAAACATAAATTAGCTATATCATTTAGGCTATGTTCAGCTATATTACTCAATAATTGAGCATATAAATAACTAAAGGTCTTTTCTGTATTTGCTTTATCAAAAACCATTTGAATAAGCTTCTCTTCATACTCATTTCTATTTTCATTTGTCAATAATTCATCACATAATGCCAATATTTTTTCAACTATAGTTGAATAATTTTTACTAGTAAGCTTATTCAAATTAGAATGCATCTCTAAATTAAACTTTTCTTCTAAACTCATTATTCCCTTTTCTTCTCTATCTTTTCTCCAATTTTGCGCAACTGAATCGTGTATTTTATATTTCATACGCATAGGACTTTTACGTCTTATAAACTTATTACCTTTTTTAATCTCTAATAAACGATTAGCAACATCTTCATCTAATGTCGCACTAAAGTTATTAGCTAGATTAATAATAAAATCGTAACTATAATGTATCATTTTATTTATATTTATAATTATATCGTTTAAGTATTTATAGTTATATCAATATATATATTTAAATATGTCTCTTACTATGGAAGAATTCTTAAACTTATATCTGGTTGAACAAGATTGTCGTAAAGCTTATTTATTTCAACCAATCAATTATGATGATAATACTATGACTATTAAACATCAACTAATAAAAAAACGTTTTCCAAACTTAATTCACACGGAATGTCAACGAGGAACTATCATTTCTAAAATCAATTTAGATTTAGATAAGATTAATAATAATATATATTTGGCAAATATATTATCATTCTGTTGTCCAATCACATATAAAGATATACCTATAAAATATTCATATGATATAGTTGTTAAACTTATTAATAATATTGATGTTATTTTAATAACTTATATATGTGATAATGGATTATGTGATATACACGCGGAACAATTATGTGATAAAATTAAAAATACATTATTACAATTAGATAATGTAATAGACGTGATTTTTAAAAAAAATACTCATTATTCAGAAGAATATTATATTGATAAATTGTCTAAATCTAATGAACAAATTAATAAAAATGATATAGATGAAATCAATAATTATTTATATAATATGGGATTTAGCGAAAAATTACAAGACTATATTGAATATGAAGTAGAATATAATAATCTTATACATAGAGGTATATTAATAGGATTATTAACACAATCTAAACACGATATATTAGAACCATTTTGTCCATTAGATGAACATCCAAAAGAAGAAAAGAATGTTAATAAAATTATATTAAAATGGGAAAATCTTATTATTGATAGTTTTAATATATCAAAAATAAAAAAATCCTAATATACATTAAATAATGTCTCTAACTATTACCAATTTTTTTCAACCGATGCCATTCTTTATTGCTCTTGCCGTTGGTATTTTATACGTATATTTATCAAACGGTCGTCCTGAAGTTATTATAAAATATCCTACACCTGATGATGCGCACAGTTATATATTCCGTGATGATGCTCAAAATTGTTATATGTTTCATACTGAAGAAGTTCCTTGTCCAAAAAATCCATTATCAATTAATACTATTCCTATTCAACGTAAAGTTGAAACATTCAAAAATAAAAAATGAACGAATATATTAAAATATTATGTTATTAGAGTGTCTAAAAGATAAACGTATACAAATTCTTATTTCTATTATTTGGGGATTAGGTATCGCTATTTTCTTTCGCAAATCCTGTAATGGTCGCAATTGTATTGTTATAAAAGGTCCTAGAGCTGAAGATATGGATAATAAAATATATTCATTTAACGATAAATGCTATAAATATACCGCTAAAAATACTAGTTGTAAAGCGCCAGCTAACGCAGACAATATACAAACTATAGATACACGCACGTAATCTTACGCGTTTTTTTATATACTAAATATTATATAAAAAAATGATGAATATGGATGGCGATGATGCCCAACTCGTTGATAGTATTCTACGTGAATATGGTTCTGCTCCACAACCTCCGGTTACCGACTTAAGAACATCTATTAATGTTCCTAGTAATTTTACTAATACACTAGATATGAATATTGAAGCAACCCCTATAGTTCAAACACAATCAACACAACAAAAAAATAATAAGATTGATGTTGCCTATGTACCAAAGAATTCTATATGGGATATGTTAAAATTACCATTAATAGTATTTGTTGTATGCTATTTAGTATTTAATCCATTCGTATATTACTATCTATTAAAATTATTACCAAGCGTATTTGCGGCAAATACAGCTATGAAAATGCAAATAAGAGTTTTAATTCTTTCATTACTTGTAGCAGTTATATTTTCATTAATAACTAAGTATGTCTAAAAATTTCTACAAATATATTATAAAAAATAACAATGATATCATTTGATGAAATACAAAAATATTTATTCCTCATCATAGCATCGGTCTTATACATTTTCAGTTTTCATAAAAATGGTATGATGCGACCCCTATATTGTAAATCTAAATGTAGTATGAATAAGCGCCTAACACAAGTTGGTGGAAATATTAAAGATAATATAAATACCGTTATTTTAGCCATTATTTCTATATTTGCTATTGTATCTATGTTTGAATATCTAAATTCGGTTAGTATTATATTCATATTAGCATCTATAGTCATGATATTCGCTATAACAGGCAATTTACTATTTTCAGTAGCATTATCTATGATATTAGGTTCAGTTATAGTATCTTTCACATCAACCTCAAGTCTTGAAAAATTTGAAGAACAAAAAGAAAAGGAAAATGAAAAAGAAAAATTGAAAGAAAATGATGATAAAATTACTAGTGAAGACTCAGTTGAACCTGAAAAATTTGAATTTGATCACAAAAACTCTTTTCTAGAAAATTATAAATCCTTAACAAAAGAACAAGTTAATGGCCTTAATAAAGATACAGTTGATTTAATGAAAACTCAAGAACAATTAATCGCTACACTAAAAGATATGGGTCCTGTTTTAAAAGAAAGTCAAACTGTATTAGACACTTTTAAATCATATTTTGGTAATGATATGACTAATAAAGAAATGAATGACCTTTTAACTAATGTAAAAAATACAAAATTATAAATAACGCAATCAGATAAAACCTGAAAAAATTTGTTGATCTGCTTTTTGGTAACTATTTCATAATAATTTTTATTAAATATTTATTAATAAGTCTTTTTAACTGTCAAATAAGTTCCCTTCTTTTTTTTATTTTGATAAGGGTCAAACTGTTCATCTTCATCCTCATCCAATGATTTACAATTATCATTATTATACTTCCAAACCGATGGATGCCCTATTTTAAAATCATCATGTGGGTCTGCTTTATACCAAAAAACACAATCTTCTAATTTAGTACTACTAACCGTATTATTAATAACTAGACATTCATAATTTTGTGTACAAGAATCCATCACTTGACAAAATGTTTCAAAACTTGGAAATACACCAGCATAATGTTCATATATCCTCTTTCTATCACTCGTATTATTATTTCTTAATATAAATACATAATCTATATTCGCTCTTAAATTAGGTGGAATACCTAACGGATACTGCATTGTTATAATGAAAAAGACCTTATAATGTCTTCCGTTCATAAATAATGATCTAATATTAGTATCACTAGTCCAAGAATTATCATATAAACAATCATCTAATATAAAAAAAGCCCTAGGATCTATATTTGAATATTCAGGACGAATACCTTTTTCTTCTTCCTTCTTCAATTCTCTTATAACTTGTTTTTGTCTCTTTATAAATCTATCTACAATATCAGGAGTATATCCACCGTGAATAAATAGTTGAGGCATCATTTTTCCATAAAATCCATTGGCTTCTTCTGTTCCACTCAATACATTACCAATAGGTATATCTTTATGATAATAGAGTAAATCTTTTACTAAAAAAGACTTACCTGTATTTCTTTTTCCGATCATAACACATACTTTATCATCATCTATATTACGCATATCAAACCTTTTTATTTCAACTGACATTAGTTATAATAAAAATATAATAAATCAATAAACGAATAAACGCAACCTGCGTTATCATTATCAAAAAAATATTAATAGTTATAACAAGCTTCATTAATGAATATCAATTTAGATGAAATATATACATCTTTAACATCAAGAATGGTTCCTGATAAAGAATTCAATGAAATAGAAGAATCAATTAATAAACATTATAAAATAAAAAATAAATCATTCACATATTATAATCCTATACTACGCGAATTTACTACTCACCTTAAATACGAAAAATCATTGAACCATAATGATAGATTAGCCAAATTAGTAAAAAAAATTGACCGTGTTGATGTTGTTGGCTATTTTTATAAAGCCAAAATTAAAACTAAAAATAGACATTTCTATCATACTAATATTTTCCTTAAAGAAATTCCATTATTACCATATAACTTATCACATTTACATTATAATAAAGGTCATATGAATCCTTATTATGAAAATATATACTATAATAGTCTATATCATCCTAATAGTCCAAATAATATGGAAATAATGGTAACTTATTTAGTTTCCAAATTAAATGAATTGAATATAAGCCCACATTTTGGTAAAATGTTTGGTTGTTATAGAACAATTATGGATAAATTCACTTTTGATATTACAAAAGAATCATCTTTTCGTGATGAAGAATATGTTAAAGAATATATTGAAGAAAATGGTGATAATATTAAATTTTATACAAAACGCAAAGGAGTTTTTCTTGAATTTGAAAATTATCCGTGCTATCTATTAGCTACTGAAAAAGCTGAAATGGATATTGATGTATTATATGAACACGATAAATTAGACTATCATAGTCTATTATCATTCTCATTCCAAATATACGCAGCTATTACAACAATGATGTTAATATTCGGTATAAAACATAATGATTTACACCTAAGTAATGTTATGTTATCTATAACAAAAGAACAATATATTTATTATAAATACAAAAATCAATATTTTCGTGTTCCTACATATGGCTATATCATAAAAGTCATTGATTGGGGACGTGCTACATATGAATTTAATGGACACGGTGGATGGAACGAAATATTCGCTAGTGATAATGATTGTTTCTGCCAATATTACTATCCTAAAATTAATAATAGAGGTAAAGATAGTAGTATGCCTAGTGACTATAAATGGAGTGATATGATTATGGTTACTCATAATATGTTGAATGCTTGGGAAGATTATAGAGATACTGATTTAGGAAAAGCTATGAAAAAATGGATTTCATCTAAATCAGGTGAATTAGACTTAAATGCGTTTGATTGGAGTATATATTGTGATATATATAATTTTGAGTTTAACTTAGAGCCACAACATATTTTTCAACATAAAGTTTATAAAAATTTCCACATATTAAAAGATACTATTCCTAAAGATGCTAAAATATACCCATTATCAATAGATAAAAAATAATATAACATATTTATATATGATTAGATTAGGTATAATAGGTAATAATCATTTATTAATGAGATTAGTTTCAAAGCATCTAATATATAGACACAAGTTTGTTAATTATACGAATAATAATTTATGTAAATATGGATTATATGTTAGTCCATTTGTGAATACAGATGATAAATTTAAAAGATTAAAAGGATTGAATTTTAAATTTATTACGATAGATGATAATATTAATATTCCATTTGATTATAAAATAGATCCTTCTCATAATTTACATAAAATACTAAAAGATGTAGATAAAATTATAGATACGTATATTCTAAATGAACTAGTATAGATGACAATTATCGTGGTCATTTCTCATTTGATTACGTTCTTTTATACAGGCTTCTAATAATCCATTTGGAATATTATTACGTAACATATATTGGTTAAGAGCATTAGTATCTTTTGGGAAACATAAACCTCCATAACTAATTTGACCATCGTGTCCAGGAACATTTGTGAATGATGAGTGTATCTGTTCATTAGCTAACATCATACGACGAACAGTGTTAAAATCAGCACCTGCTTTCTGACAAGTGAGATACATTTCTGTAAAAAATTGAATTTTAACACTATAAAATGAATTGACAAATATTTTCATCATTTCACTTTCTAATGATGAACATTCTGATATAATAGCATTAGGATAATAAGTTTTATAAAAGTTGATAATATTTTTAAATTGTTCATTTTTACAAGTAGATGATTTACCTAATACAATATGTGTTTGATTATGAAAATCATCTTCAGCGGTCTTTGCTTTTAAAAACTCTGGATTATGAATAATATTCAATTCTGGAAATTTTAATGCTAATTCTTCTGTGCTATTAGGTTCAACAGTGCTTTTAATTATTATCACCCCATTATATTTATATTCACTTAAATATGCACAAGTTTCATATATCGGTTGTTTATTATATGAACCTAAACTACTATCATATACAGTAGGTAATGCTAAAAATAAGATTGATGAATTTAAGCAAGAATGTAAACTACCTATATTTTTATATTTATCGTATACAGTAATTTCTATATTTTTTTTTAGGAGTGATTGATAAATCGCATTTCCAACAAAGCCTAAGCCAATAATACCTACTATCATAATGTATGATAGTAATTATTAGTCTTTAAATTAAGAAGAACGTATAAAGTTTTTGAATTGGGCGGGAGTTAATGACGCGTTATTTTCTATCATACCCAATGGATAAACACTCCAAACTTCAGGGTCATTAAATATCTGACTATATAGATTGCTTAAGTTCATACCGCTAACTTGTTCTTCATAAAAATTACGTGGAATATATCGGTATTCAATACGTGGCAGAGGACAATCTTTGTAATTTTCCAAATATCCAACTATCATTAATATTATTCCTAAAAATAATAATGTAATAATAAGAGTTCTCATATTATTTACATTATACTTACATAATAAACTGTTTATTCATCAGACTTCTTTTCAGTATGACGAGCCATCCAAGGGTCTTGCGCACCAAGAGTATCAGCGAGACTATCACTACTCTTTTTATCTTCAACAACTTCAATAGATGATTGTTGTTCTTGCTTATTACCTGTTAAGTTTTTAAGTAGTTCATCAATTTCTTTCATTTGTTCATCTTGGCGTTGTTTTTCTCTTTCTTGACGAGATTTATCAGCTTGTTTAGCAGCTTGTTCTTTAACATAGTCTAAGTTTTCTTGGAAGTGTTGTTCTTTGAATTTTTGATTTTCTTGATATTTCTTAACTAAGTTATTTAAGCCTTCTTCTAAATATTCTTGATTAGCAACCTTTTGTGGTGTTGGGTCCCAAGGTAACCAATAACCGACTTGCCCGATATAAACATTAAAACTGCGATCATTACGTTGAATTTCTTTAGCACGATGTTGTGCTTCTTTAAGAGTGTCATAAACACCACGGACTTTAAGACCACGAATAGAAGTTTGGAAATTGTTCTTTTCGTAATATTCTTTTTCTAATTCTTCTTGCTTAGCAAATAAAAAGTCTTTATATTTTTCATCGCATTGTGATGGGTCTAACATTTTAGAAACATGTTCTTTGAATGCTTTTAATTCAACTAAAGTTGGTTCATCAGATAATGAGAAATCACCAACTACACTTTTTAAGAAGCTACTTACAAAGAATGAGCTCTTATTTAAAATAACTTCTTCTGGGGATACAAAGCTTAAACAAACATAATTTTGACCAGGAATAGTATGGTCAACAGTTAAAAAATCTTCTTTATCACTACTCATCTTCTTAAATAGAACAAACATTTAAACTTTAAGTATTTTTTTTTATTTGTATAATATATAAATATGGATACAGTTCAAAAAGAAGTTCAACACTTTCGTTCAGCATTTGATTTAGGTGAAATCATTAAACGTGCTATTAAATATTTAGTAGAAGGTTTAATGGTTGCGTTAGCAGCATATGTTATTCCACAAAAGAAGATGGATGCTGGTGAAATTTTAGTAATCGCATTTACTGCTGCAACAACTTTCGCTTTACTTGATACATTTTCTCCCTCAATTATGGCGAACTCTGTTAGACAAGGAGCAGGTCTTTCAATAGGTGCTGGATTAGTTGGTGGTATCC